GCGAGCGAGGTAGAAGATGGTCTGCGCACGGTCTATGAGACCCTGCACAAGGTCTACGGTTCTGCCGCCCCTAGTAAAGATCAGCCGGCTAGCGAAGCCAAACAAACCCTCACGCCTGCTCTATCAAGTACCGAAGAAGCGCCCGACCTCGATAAGATGTCGATCGCAGAACGTAAAGAGTACTTGTGGAACAAGTTCAACAAAGACCAATAACCCCATAAGGAGCCACTACCATGGCTACTACACGCGCTAACTACGCGAAGTTCATGAAAGAGCTGTACCGGGGTTCGTATGTCGCTGATCTAACCTACGACACGAACGCTGTTCTCGCTCTCCTTCCGAAAAACACCAAGACCGGTGGTACCAAGTACATCAAGCCTGTCCGTTACTCCCACATCACTGGCCGCTCGGCGCTCTTCGCCACGGCTGATGCGAACATTGGCCCCGCGGGTCGCGTTCGATGGGAAATGGACTGGACCGATCATTACGTCAAGGCCGCAGTGGACAACAAGGCTGTTGTTCTCTCACGCCAAGGCGGGGACGCGGCTTTCCGTGCCCTCCTGACGGACGAAGTTGACTCGGCGCACAGTGCGTTCGCTAACGACGTCGAGATCGAACTACACGCCGATGGCACTGGTGCCCGCGGTACAATCGCTAGTGTCTCCGGCACTACCTACACGCTCGATGCTGGCCATGCCTCCAACTTCAATGTTGGCGACACCCTCCAGTACCACGACGGCGGAGTCATCCAGTCGTCCTCCGACGAAGTGGTCGTGACTGAAGTCCACCGTGACACCGACATCATCGAAGTTGATGCGGCGTTCTCGACTCCAGTCGTGGCTGACGATGTGTTGATCCTCTCCGGTGACTTGAACGCCAAGGCGAAGGGCTTCAAAGCCTGGCTCCCTGGCTCAAACGTCAGCTCGGATGCGTTCAACAGTGTTGACCGTACCGTTGACTCCGCTCGCCTCGCCGGCATTGACGGCGTGACGGGAACTCTCTCGGGCCTCAAGGTCACCGACTGCCTCGTGCAGACGTGTGCCAAGATCGCTCGTCAGGGTGGACGTCCCAACCTGGCCCTCTTGGGCTCGGGCGACTTCGCTGACCTCTGTCTTGAGACAGAAGCCCGCGGACGGTACGCGAAGCTTGGTGCGACCGAAGGCAACATCTCGTTCTCGGCTCTGGAGATCCAGACCGGTGCGGGTGCCGTTCCTGTTGTGGCTGACCGTCACACCTCGGACGACGAGGCCTTCATCTTGGACACGCGTGCGATCGAGCTTTACTCGGCCGGCCCCGTGCCCTCGCTCTTCAACGAAGACGGTAGCTTCTACCATCGGACTGAAGCTGCTGATACCCTTGAGTTCTACCTCTTTGCCTTCTACGGCCTGAGCATTCAGGATCCGGGCGGCTGCAGCTGGGTTCAGAACGTCCAGTAATCTCTTTGGTGATCCCCCTGGCACAGGCCAGGGGGTGACCCCCTTTTAGGAAGCACATGTCAATCACCCTCACTGAAATGCTACTCCGCAGCAAGCAACGCGCGGATATGGAAAACGGAAACTTCGTCTCAGACGCAGAGTGGACGCATTTCATCAACGAGGAGATCTCAGACATCTACGCCCAGATGGTGAACGTGGACGACGGCGAGCTGTTCGCAGCCCCGACCCCCACCCTCACGCAAATCGGCGACAACGCATTTCAGCTTCCCTCCGACTTTTTGCGGCTCGTGGACGTCAACGTCAACACGGGCTCGCGCTGGGTTCCCTGCAACGAAGCAGACCCGCAAGACTACTACCAGCTCCTTTCCGATACGTACACAGGCAAGTACAACACCACGTACTTCCTGAAGCTCAACCTGGACCAGGACCGCTATGAGCTGTTCCTCTTTCCGGCCCCCGACGCTGACGAGATTGGCGTGCGCTACATCCCATCGGCATCAACACTGTCCCTCGGAAGCGACACTCTCAACTGGCCCTCCAACTGGCACCAAGCAGTAGAGGCGGGCGCAGCCGCAAAGGCGCTGATCAAAGAAGAGTCTGACCCCACGGGGCAGCTCGTGGACAGAGACCGCACCACGGCACGGATCCTGAAGGACATCCGAACGCAGAAGGTTTCGCAGGTCAAGACGCTCAGGCGCCTGGGTGCGCTGAGCAGGAATAGGTTTCGCGTTCCGGGGATCAACTAGTGGCGGAGTTTGACTTCCAGAAGCTAGGCTCTGACCGATTCAGTCAGAACATCAAGCGCGCCATCACCAACCCCGTCGGGAGCCTGTCTACCGGCGACATCAGCAAGGGTGTTGCGGTCGACGTGGAGTTCTCGGCTGAGACTACGCAGACCGCCACCGTTGCCCCAAGGCGCACCGGAGCAATCCTGTTGGACGTGGGCCTGGACAGCATCTGCGAGATCATCTGGCACATCGAGGACACGCTCCTCACCGTCACGCTGAATGCGTCCCGCACGGGTACAGTAAAGTTCTGGGTGTTCTGATGCCACGCGATCCAGGTACAGGACTAGAGCGCGCGACCAAGTCGATCCCCCTTTCCGGCGGCATGACTGAGGAGGTTGATGACTTCCTGCTCGAGCCGGGCGGGATGCAGTACATGGAGAACCTCCGGTTCACGAAGAGCGACCTTGCGGTGAAGGCTCGCGGTCGCTCGACTGGCGTAGCCACGGGCGTCACGAACCACACCGACAACGCTTATGGGGTGTGGTCACAGGGCGACACGGTGGCGGTCGTTGCGAATAAGCAGATTGGCCTCTCGCGCGACGCCGGGGCCTCCTTCGATATATTCAACCAACCCACGGACCTGATGGGTATTGAGAGTATCCTCCGAACGGCTGAAGCCTCGGGTGGGAACAACTACAGCTGGGCGCCCCTGTTCAACTATGTCTCCTCTGGCAACACCTCGTATGCTATCTCCGGCTACGTGGTTGCCTTTGAGCGCGTGACGCACGTGTCGGGCAGCATCGACAACACTCGCCAGTGCGTTGTTCAGATCTATGACGCCGAAGGGCAACTGAACGAAGAGACCGTGTTCAACAACCGCGGCGCACCGAAGGTGCACCCAAACCCCGCTCGCGTCATCGTGAACATGGTGGGCGGCGGCACCATCTACTCCTACGAGGTGCTCGAATCTGGGCTCGTGCTGGGCTCGCTCATAGACTCTCATACCCCCGGTGTGCAGGACTACTGTCAGGTCTACAACGACACCGGCACTGGCTACGGCAACATCGGCAACACCCGGGAGCGGAACAGCATGCGCCTCGGGTACACCGTGGACCTCCAAGACAACAACTGGGCCTTCGACGCCTACGGTACGATGGACTCCATCGTGGGGGCGCAAGCCTGGAAGAATGGCGCGGGTGACATCGAGGCCGTGCTCACCGCCTACGGGCAAGCGGTAGGTAGCGGGACAGTCATCAACAGCGACAGCGCCACCCTCTTTGGGAAGCTGCTGGACGTCTTCGTGAATGACACATACGTCTACGTGCTCTACAGCACTACTCTCAACGCCCCCGTCTCTGAGGGCTCGCAGACGGCTGTGCTCTGCACCCAGTTGACCACCTCCTTGACTACCCCCCTGACTTTCGAGTTTCAGACCGGCATAGACGCTGAGGCTATCAACGGCTCCGTGCGGACAGACAGCTTCGGGCATGTGCACATCGCTGTGACCTACGCAGAGGGTTCACCCACGGAAACGCAGTACACCACGCAGGGCCGGCACCGCGTGGCCTGGTGGCAGTTTCAGGACATCTCCTGGCCAGCCCCCTCCACGATCAACTCAGGACAGCTCTACTCCCACCGCCTCTGCTCCGACCTCGTCATTGGCGGGAGCGACTACGCCTTCGCGTGCGTGCAGCAGTGGGACAACTGGAACCCCGGCAGGGGCGGCAAGACGCCTTATGAGGGCAACGTCCCGGCGTTCACGCCCACACACAAGAAGCCCGTCACGACGAGCCTGATCTGTCTTTCCGACGTCTCGCACGACAACAAGGTGATCGCTACGTTCGATGCAGGGCAATCGAAGAGCTGCCTCGCGGGCTCCGATGAGCAGTCGATGCACATGTCGGGCGACCTGTACTTCTTCGACGCCACGGGCGGCGACACTCTGCGACACCAGTTTTGGTACGGTAACCGCGTACTACTTGGCGCCACAGACGACTTCTACAACCTCCACAGCGACTCAGACCACGCTGGAACTACCTCCGATGCTCGCGCATCCCTGCACCCCGGCTCCGCACGGTTCTCATGCTATAAGCTGTCGTCTGACATTCGTGTCAACACGGAAAGCTTCACCAACGGCATGTTCCTGGGTACCTCC